TTGAATTTTCCTCCTCTTCCTTAGAATTACAGGCTGCCGACGCGGATGATGCGCAGCTCGCCGTCCTGGGCGAAGTTCCAGGTGCGCTCGTAACCACCGCGCCATACGTAGCGGACGTTACGGAAGCGGCCGTAGGGGTCAGCCACGGCAGCCTGCAACTCGAACGGGTAGACCTCGATGCCCACCACGGGGTCGTAGCCGAAGAAGACCGCCTCGCCCGTCAGACCACCCGCGAGGGAGTTGTTCAGGGCGTTGGTCTCCTCGACCAGTCGGAAGTTCTCGACCTTGCCGATTTCGCTGTTGAGCAGCTTGGCCGGCTGGTTGTACTTCATGATGTCGATGAAGTCGGCGTCTTCGCGGATACCGCGCAGGGCCAACGGGGAGATGACCGAGATGTAGTCGGAGTTCTCCCAGAACGGAACCCGGTAGGTGGTGCGCATCATGTCGTTGATGTTGCGCAGGTCCCACAGGGTGATGTTGCGGGTAGCTACCGCAGCCGCCGTCCCCGTAGTGGAGAAGGCGAAGGTCTTGCTGGCCATCGTGCCGGTGGGGGTGTAGATGGCGTCACAGTTCTTGAACGGGGCTGCGGCGATGAGGTCCAGGGTGGAGTTGGCTTCGTTGACCAGCGAGATGAGCGCGGCGTCAACGAGGGACAGCTCCGAGAACATGTCCGATTCCTGGCTCAAGGCCACGGAGTTGGTCAGCCACTGACTGGTGACCTGGGTGAAGGTGCTGGGGAAGTCAGCGACCGGGACATTACCAAACTCACCGATGATTTGACCTCGACCGTTGAGGTTCTGAATCTTCATGATTTGGTAAGTGTCGCCCATGTGCGGCCCGAACTCTTCTTGAATGCGGGCGAACTGGCGGAAACGCTGCTTGGTCTGGCCGGCAACACGAACGGTCTTGCTGGCCTTAAGGGTATACCAACCCCCGAACTGGGGGGTTGAGGGTGCCACACTGGCTCTGGTCATCATGGTCTAAGGACCCTCCTAAATTGAGATTCGCTAAGGATTGCTCCTCGCGATACCTCGGCAGGGGCCGGTCGAGCCGGCGTGGTCCTCCTACTACATGCGAAGATAGATTGTTGGTACTTTACTAAAATTCAGGGGCTATGCACAAGGGCTAGAAGCCGAAGGCTCGCTTGGCTGCCTCCAATTGAGTCTGACTCAAGTCAGAGCTAGCTTCTTTGAAACGCTCCTCAGGCGGGCGCATGTCGAAGGCAATCTCCTGGCCCTTGGGGGCAGCTCCCCCAGCTCCACCCATCGGGAAGGCGTAAGGCATGCCGATACCGGCCATGAGGTTGGGGGTGGGCTGTTGCTGGGGGGCCTCCTCTTTCTTGCGACGAGGGGCGTAGCTGGTGGTGATGTGGGCCGCTTCCTGCAGGGCAGTCTGCCATGCGGTCTGGACGGGGAGTCCCTGGCGGCGCAGGCCGGCATACACGCGGTCTACCTCGGCCGAGAACTGGGGGCTCTTGGCCAGGTCAGGATTCTGGATGCGGAAGCTATTGACTAAGTTCTGCAGCTCCTGGTTCTCGTGGTGGATGAGAGCGGCTGCTTGCTGCTCCTCTTGCTGGATGGTCTGCCGGATTTCCTGGCGCAGGACCTCTCGGCTGATGGGGACCTGTTGCTGCTGTCCCTGGGCGGTGGAGTTCCCACCCGCGATGGTATTCACGATGTCCTCCCAGTTGTCACTGGCGGGCTTGCCCTGAGCCTGGGGGATGGCATTGGGGTTGTGCTGGGTTACCTGGCGCTGGAGCTGGTCCCGCAGCAACTGGGTCTGCTGGTTGGAGTGCTGGCTGAGCTGCAGGAAGGAATCCCGCTGCGTTTTGATTTGCTCCTGGAGAGCTTTGTTGCGCTCCTCCATCCGGGCGAGCTTCTGCTCGGCCGACTCTTCCTGCTTGCCGGGCTCCTGGGCGGGGTTGCCGAAGAGTCCTCCGTTCGCGAATGCCATGACTTATCTCCTTTGAATTGCGTTTTGGGTCTGAGTAGCCTTCTTCTGCTTCTCAGCCCGGATGGTTTCCAAGGTATGGCGATATTCTTTAAAGGCACGTTCGAGGAACGCGGCTTCCGCCCGCAGTAAGAGGAGTTCCTCCAACTGGGGCGGAGCTTTCGCCAACCGACACAGCAAGTCATCGCGCTGGTTGATGAGGCTGTTCACGAGAGTAGCCTCGCCCAACTCTGACGACTGAAGCTGTAGGTCGAACTTCAGCACGGTTATCGAGCCGTCTGAATCTTGGCGAAGTTGTCTTCGCCCCGACTGGCCGAGGTGGTGCTGACACCGGGAAAGTCCCGCTCGCCAGCCGTCTCGGGGTATTTGTTGTGCTGGAAGGTGGTCTCCTGAGAGTCGCCCTTCTTGCTCTTATTGGTCCACTGCGTCTTATCCGACATGACTTAGGCCTCCTTGCTCTTTCCCTGGTAGGGGCTCATATACGGAGGGGGTTCCTCACACTTATGAGCCCATCCGGCGCTGACCGGGTTGCCGCCCTTAATCTCGATGACCTCGGGCTGAACTCTGGGCTCCCATCGTAACTCAGTACGCTGGGACAAATCTACCATCGGTGGAAATCTAGTATTATCATCCATAGTTAATAACTCCTTCCTACATCCCCGGCGGCGCGCTCGGGGCATTGGGGGTGATGCTGGTGGGACCGCCCGGGGTTACGCCGTTAGAGGGCATATTGAATCCTGGTAAACCACTTCCTCCTCCCGTAACGTCAGGGACATCGTCATCCATCAGAGCGGTGACGGAAGTCCCATCTGCCGAAGGGGGGTTCTGGCTGGCTTTGTTCAGGATTTTCTCCGAGTCATAGCCCAGGTCGGTGGCCATCTGCTTGGTGAGGTACTTCCAGTTCACTTCCTGCGCGGCTCCGGGGATGGTGGCGACGTTGCGCATGAAGAAGGCCCCCTTCTCCACTCGGCCCTGGCGGTCCATGGCGGAGGAGAAGACGGTCACCGAGAAATCGAAGTCTGCCAGCTGGGCGAAGCGTTCCTCTGGCGACCAGGCTGCTGCCTTGTCATAGGCGTCGTTCCAGGCTTTCATCTTGGCCGGGTCCAAGCTCACGTCTTGGGGGAGGAGCTGCTCCTTCTTCTGGGTGACATACTTTGTCCACAGCTCCTGTGGATAAGACTGAAGAAGTCGGAGACAGGAGAGCCGAAGGATGGGGGAGAGCCACTTGCTTTGAATATTCCTAAAGACCAGCTTCCAGAGAGCCCCCGCGTCTGCGGAGCGGGCGTCATACTCACCCTTGCTCATCCTCTGCCGGCCCCGGGGGGCTCCGCCCATCTGGCCGGTTCCCGTGGTGGATTGCTTGCGCATCTCCAGCGCCTGGGTCACTTGCCAGGCAGAGGGAGCTACGTCTCCCATCGGGATGCGACGGATGGCCGGCTGGTTGCTGTCGCCCTCCACCGGGATGATGGCCCGGGGGTAAATCTTCAGGTTGCTGCGCTGGGCCTCGGTGCGCATCCGGTCGGCGTCATACTCGTAAGCGCCCGAGAGCGCCTCAGTCAGGTAGGTCAGCATCTGGTTGGTGAGGGTGTTGGACATAGCGAACACCCCGGCATTCTCAGAGATGAGGCCACGCCCATAAATATCGTGAGCTACGGGGATGAAGGGCGCATCCACGATGGTGCCTTCCCCATCCCACCAGGGAATCTCAGAGGGTCCGTAGACAATCTCCGAGTTGTTGGCCATCACCATGTATTGCTTCTCAAAGAGGGTGGCCCCGGTCTCCAAGTCTACCAGGTCCCCCTCGAAGAAGGTGAGGCGAATCAGCTTGCTGGTGGCCCGGTCCAGAGCCATAGGGCGGTCCATACGAACCATAGATACCTGGGAGGAGGAGTCGTTGGGCATGAAGCCCCGCTCCTTGGCCCGCAGCAATGCCTGCTTGTCCCAGTTCATCTTGTTCGCTGACATGAAAATGAGGCCTATGGGTAGGTCCAGGGTCCAGATTTTGTAGATGTCCTCGCCCGAACTGTCCTTGTTGCAATACTCCGTGGGGATGTTGCGGAAGTGGAGGAACGGGAGCTTGTCATTGGGGATGAACGGCTTGTCGCTATCCTTCGGCGCAGGGGCAAAGGCCGAGAAGAGGGAGGGGGTCCTGTCGTCCTCCACCTCGTCCATCTTCGGCGCACCCTGACCTAGCTGGGGGATTCCTCCGTATTTCACGGCCACCATCGTGTTGACGTGCCCTGTGATAACCAGGGAGTCCAGGCCCTCTTCCACCATGTCCCAGAAGCCCACGCGGGGATTTTTCAAGTGGTCGTTCACCAGGTCGCGCACGAGGTGGATGAACGGCTCCAGGCTGGCCACCTTGGTCTCGGGGCTCCACCAGTCGGGGCTCTGCTCAATCATGCCAAAGAGGGTGCCCACGATTTGCTTGGTGGTCATCAGGGCTTCGGGCATGCGCACTTCAGCCTGGTCGAAGTCGAGGCTCTCCGGGTAGTTGTTGTTGACCATCTCCCAGCCCCGGGAAATTTTCTCCCAGCGGTCGGCGTTCGCCGTAGACTCGTGGTCCCAGAGCCGAGAGAGGACCTTGACCATATCCTTCGAGCGTTGCTCCGCTTCGGGCAGAGATTCAAGCTCGTCTTCGAGCAGCTCGGGGGTGGGTGAGTCAGCCTTAATGGACGGGTCTAAATCCCCGGGTCCTACCATATAGTTACTGGGCGGTTGAAGAAAAAAAGCCATGGCTATCGACGCCTCCGATACGGGTTAATGAACTGGGTGGGCTGATAGCCGAGGGGGGTGGAGTGCATCGAAGCCGCCGGAGTCCCGAACAAATCCTGGTTGTAGCCCGTCATCGGCTGCCACTTCTCTTCCTGGCTCATGGCGTGGTCGCCACTCCTGACTCGGATTTCGCCCGAGTCTCCCAGGTCGAACATGTGGCTCACCGGATACCGGAAAGAGTCCATGATGTGCTCGTACAAACCATCCTTCTTCGGCTGGTCCACTGCCCCACTCGTGTCGCAGCAGTAGCCGCCTTCGAAGGCTTGAATTAAAATCTTGCAACCGTGTGCGTCGAATACTACCCGAGGGCGGCCGAAGGAGTCCGTGCGCAGCAGCCTGTTAGTAATATTCAAGCCCAGTCGGACGGTCATCGCCTTGTGCCTGGGCCGCATCCCGAAGTCCCGCATAATCTGGACGCAGCTCTTGTCGGAGTTGGCGCTGTGCTGGGTCGCGGCCCGGTCGCAGTAATCCTCCCAGGTGGCTCCCGGGAACAGGCGGTTCAGCTCAGGAAGAATCTCTTCAAGGAAAGCTTCCAAGTGGGTGTTCTGCACCAGCCGGGCGACGAACACGCGGAGCTGCTTCTTCTCCGGGTCCTCCTGCATGACGGTCATGCCCATGCCGCGAAAGCCCGGGTCCAGTCCGCGCTGGAGCGGGTAGAGCCTGTTCCACTTGTATACTAGTGG